TACGGATCGTTTTGCTCCGGGTCGGAACACTAAGTTCTGGGAGCAAATGAAGAACGTCCAGCCGGAAATTAACAAGGAACTCGCGGCTACTTACGCCGCTGATGTGTCGCGGGTAACTAAGAAGGACGCTTTTGCTAAAGTCGAAAAGGCGGTTGATGTCGCCAACCTTCTGAACCGTGTCACAGAAACCGCAACGCGCAAAGCCTTGTTCCCGGTTATGCTGCGCCGAGAAGCAACACGTCTTGGCCTAGACTTTAATGAACTTGTTGACACAGGTGGCATGGCAAGTCTGCCCGAAGAGGCATGGACAAAGGCGCTCGACGACACCCTTGGCTTCACCTATTCGGCACGCTCTGAAGTTGCCGATAAGTTCAGCGAGATGCTGGACAAAATGGGCAAGGTTGGGACCGTTGCCCGCGTTGTCGGTACAACTGTAATGCCGTTCCCGCGCTTCATGATGAACGCCATGAAGTTCCAATTCGACTACAGCCCGGCTGGGTTTACAAAGCTGTTGACCGAAGCCGAACGCGCCAAGTTTGCTAAGGGCGATGTGTCGGCTGTGTCGAAAGCTATCGTCGGCTCGTCGATGCTGTACGGTGCGTATCAGTTCCGCAACAGTGAAAACGCTGGGGAGAAATGGTACGAAGGCCGCTTGCCAGACGGCCGGACTGTTGACCTTCGTCCGTTTTTCCCCGCTGCCCCGTATCTCTTAATCGCGGATGTTATCAAACGCGCACAGGATAACACCCTCGACCAAGCGTTCGAGACGAAAGATATTCTTCAAGGCCTGAGCGGCGCGCAGTTCCGCGCAGGCACGGGCCTCTATGTAACCGATCAGCTTCTAAAGGATTTGTCCGGCGCAAGCGGAAACCTCGACAAAGCCAAGACGATTACGACAAGTTGGCTGGCGGATGTAGGCGCTGGCTTCCTTCAGCCGTTCAGCACGTTCAAAGATTTCTACGCCCAGTATGATCCTGAAGAAGCGGTCTACCGTGACACCAAGGACAACCCACTTGCCGCTCTTGTGCGTCCAATCCCCGGAGCGCAGCAGGCATTGGGCGTTCCGGCGGCTGTGTCGGCCACGCGTGAAGGGCCATTGACCACTGAAGACCCGGCGTTGCGTCAGCTTCTTGGGGCCACGATCCGTCCGGCAAAGAACATTGTCGAAAGCGAATTGGATAAGTTGGGCCTTACGCCCTATGATGTGGGGTCAAAGACTGGCGAAGTTGCTATCGACCGTCTTGTTAACCGCGACCTCGGCATCATCGCCGAGCGCGAGATCGCACCGTTGTTGCGGTCTGCTCAGTATCAAAGCCTCGACAATGTAGGTAAATCCGCAGCAATCAAAGAGATTTATGCTACGGCACGTGAGGTGGCTACCACTAAGTTCAACGCGGAGAACCCAGAACTGTCTTTGCTAAAGAAATTTAAGGGCATGAACCGCGAAGAGAAGATTATGCTGAACCGCAAATTCGAAGCCAGCACGGGCATGACGGCGGATACATTGTTACGTCAGTTGAGCAAGGCTCCGCTTATAAAGAGCCGAGAACAATTCGATGCGCTTCCTGTCGGCACTGAGTACACCGATCCCGGTGATTACAAGGTCTATACGAAAGGCAAGTAATGGCCAAGAAGACTAGCGTTAAAGACATGACATGGCGGCCGCAGCCAAAGTCGAAGCGTCGCCACAAACCCGACGGGCTTCGCCATCGTAAGTCTTTGGGGCCACGCAGTCACTTGCGAACTAGCTTCTGATATTATACACACCGCCCATGAAAATATGGGGCGTAGACGTTGGCGCGTTCGGAGCCATAGCTATTCTGGATACGGATAGCCGAGAACTTGTCGTCATCGACATGCCTACTCTTAAAGTCAAACGTGGGCCGCGTGTCGTAAATCAGGTGGACGCACACATGCTGGCCGATGCGCTCCGCCCACATGTGACTGGTGAAATTAAAGCCCTTATCGAGAAAGTTTCCGCTATGCCGGGAAACGGGGTTGCCTCTATGTTCAGTTTTGGCCGTGCCGCCGGTATCGTCGAAGGTGTCCTTGCTGGCCTGTCTGTATCTTTTGAGTTGATACCGCCTGCGACTTGGATTAAGTCTATGCGAACGTTCGGAGGGAAGGACGGCAGTCGTCAGCGGGCACAAGAGTTGTTCCCGGATTACGCCCATCTCTTTGCACGAAAAAAGGACGACGGCCGGGCCGAAGCTGCGCTTCTCGCCTGCTATGCCGCCGAGAGGGAAGACAATGAACCATCTATTCGATTACCAAAAGGTCGGCGCAGACTTTCTCTGTAAGAACCCGGCCGCATTCCTTGCCGATGAGCAGGGCCTTGGCAAAACACTTCAAGTGATAGCGGCCTGTGATACACTCGGCCTCACAAAAGTCGTCGTGATCTGCCCCGCCATTGCCAAGATCAACTGGCGGCGTGAGTTCGAGCGATGGGGAACCGTCGAGCGCGAAGTCAAAGTCTTCAGCTATGATAAAATCACACAGTCGAAGGAGGTTCGCAATGAGATTGCCAAGTTTGAACCAGACGTTCTTGTTCTGGATGAGGCGCATTATCTCAAGAACCGTACTGCTAAGCGCACAAAGTATCTATATGGTCAGTATTGTCGCGGTGACGGTCTTGTTAAGTTTGCTGATCGTGTTTGGCTTCTTAGCGGTACTCCCATCCCTAATAATGTCAGCGATTTCTGGACCCATCTTAAAGCGATTTGGCAGTACCCACTAAACTTCGCCGAATACACAACGTATTTTTGCAAGACATGGAGCGGCCAGTTCGGTCTTCAAATCCTTGGCAACAAGGCCGAGCGCATGGCCGAGTTCAAGACCGTACTCCAGTCGATCATGCTCCGCCGCAAGGGCGAGGTGGTGCTGAAAGATTTGCCGCCTATCTGGTGGCAGAGCGCACCCGTCGAGATAGAAAACTGGAGCGACAGGAAACACATCGACGACCCGCGCCAAGCCGAAGCGGTCGATATGATCCTCGCGCATTCCCTTACGGGGCAGGACTTGGCTTCAGAGATTGAGAGCATCGCCCCGCATATCGCGTCATTAAGACGGCTAACCGGTGCGGCCAAGGCAGCGCCCATCGCCACACAGATAGCGGGTGAATTGGCGGATGATGCTTACGATAAGATCGTAATCTTCGCCTATCACACCGACGCGATACAGACACTTTACGATAGGCTGAAAGACTTCAGCCCGGTGGTAGTTGCAGGCGGTATGCCGACGGCCGACCGTCAAGCGGCGATTGACAACTTCCAGACCGACCCGAAGGTGCGGGTATTCATCGGCCAGATCACCGCATGTTCTACGGCGATTACGCTGACAGCAGCCAATCAGGTGGCGTTTGTAGAAATGGACTGGGTTCCGGCGGTGAACGCGCAGGCGGCTAAGCGTTGCCACCGTATTGGCCAGACAAAGCCCGTCATCGTGCGGACGTTCGGCCTTGTCAATTCTGTTGATGAGATTGTGGCTAAGACCCTAGCCAAGAAAGCCCAGATGATTTCTGAGGCGTTAGATTAAGAAGGGCCGGGGCGACTTCCAACTCCCCGGCCCTCCCTTTTACTTAGAGCAAATCGTCAAGGTCCGAGATGTCTGCGGACGGACGCTCCGTTGCAGTGAACTCGTCGGCAGCGGACAGACGGCCGTCCATACGGGGGCCATCGGCTACCTTCTGAAGATTGCCCAGAGAGAACGCCACGCCGTTATTGCCGTTCACGCTGTACGCGTATGCGCGCAGCGAGGCACGGACCTTCGCACCGGGGTAGATTTCTTTAGGGTCGGTAATCGGAGCGGGCTTGCCGTTCTCGCCAGCAAACTTGCTGACAACACCGGGGGCCTGCTTCGACTTGACGTTCATGAAGACCGAGCCTTCTGGATAGCCCTTCTCTTCGCCGTCGTTGCGGAAAGGCATACGGATTTTGCCGCCTTCCATCAACGATTTAGTCTTGTCTCCCCACTTCTCCTTGGCCACAGCAGCGGCCGTCGCCTTGAGTTCGGACATGTCAGTGCCGTCAGGGAATACAAGGCAGCAAGAATATACTGGCTCACTTGCACCCGGAGGTGTCTGCGGTTCGAACACATGCGGATAAGAGATGATTGCTTCGGGTGTAATAACTTTTGACATCGGTAATTCCTTATTCAACGGTAAAGTCATCAATCGCTAGGGTAGCGATTGCTGGACGGTTATCTGTATCAGCGACCATTGATGTGCCGGATGATACAGCTATGACGAGCGATGCAGGCAGGTTCTTTTTGCCCACGACACGCTCGATCTGCGGTGGCGACTTCAACTTCTTTTCGTAGATGTCGTCGTCATCGAGACCTTCTTCTGTGGCCCAAGCCACAAACTCTTCTTCAACACGCCAGCGGCGGGTCGGTCGTTTCTCAACCAGCTTGTAGCCGGGAAGACCACCGCCAGTTTCCAACAAGCTATTGGCGTGGCGGCGCAAAGACTTGATCCACTCTTCGATGAGCGGAACCCTTTGCAGATAGTCCGCAACTTCCTGTGGGGTTAGGTCATTGACGGTTCGTACTGTACCGAACTCGTCTTGTGCAACCTCAAGGGCGTTGTTGCGCAGGGCCGAACAAGTGCCAGCCGCAAGGCAGAACTTGCAATGGTCGCCAGAGATGCGCGGTGCGTCCGGCTTTAAGGCTGCGTGCGCTGCGTCAATAAGTTCTGTGCCGTAGTCCAATATGTCGTCACGGCTGTAGCTGTACTCCCGCACCGGCCCGTCGGGGTGCATGGCGCGGGGTTGTATAACGACCGTTATAACTTTGTTGACCGGAGCCTTCTCGCCTATCTCTAATATGCCTCCGAGCGCATAGTATTTAAGCTGCTCGTTGTCCGCGACTTCAACCGCGACACCTTGGCCGTGCTTATAGTCGATGACGTACAGCGTTCCGCTCTCTTTGCCGTAGATGATGCAGTCGGCCGTGCCGAACATCGGCATGGGCGGATCAAGTTTATCTAAGCTGAAGCGTTTCTCATAGCGGCAAATGCTTGGTTCCGATGCGGCCACATCTCGGATGTAGTCGATGTAAACCTGCACCGCACGCGCCATGTTGTCGTCAACCTTGTGGCCGTTATGCTCTTGGCCAATGAAGGCGAAGGCATCTTCATGTCCATTGACCAAGCAGAACTCACCAAATTCATGCGCAGCCGTACCAAGTTCGGCGTAAGGTGAACTCTCGTTAGGGAACGGAGCCTCGGCGTTGAGCGAACCGGGGCAGTTGATGCGGCGCTTTGCATTCGACGCGCCAAACTTAGCATGTGCTGTCATTTGCGATACCTCTTCCCTTCTTTTCCTTCGGCGTTGATCGGGCAGCCTTGCGCCCATGCCGGAACTCGTGTCATAATGTCAATCATTTCGTCAAGCGACCCAAAATTATCTGGCACTTCGCTAATGATTTCATCGTGTACGGACAGGATGACATTGTAGCCCTTGACTTCCAACGCCATCATGGCCGTGGCCATAAGGTCGCGGGCAGTCGCTTGCACCACGTTCTCGGTCAATAGGCCACCCCAGATAATCTGGGACACCCACTGACGCGTCACACTATTCAGCGTATCGACTTGGGCTGTGTCGCGCATAGCCCCCCAAGGTGTCTCTCGCTGAATGATGCGCGGATTGTGGTAAGTAAGCGACCGCCCGCTAGGTAATGCAAGCCCGACGGTCCCAACCCTGCCTGCTTGCTTCACCATATCTACAAAGTCTTGTTCAACATCCCGCCAGTATTGCGCGATCCGATTGTTCTTCTCACGGTAGACAGCCACGATGCGCTTGGCTTCGTCCTCGTCTACCTTGATGCCCATCGTGGCGCACTGCTCGGCGAAGCGTTTGCCACCCATGCCGTAGCCGCAACCCAAGATCGCCATCTTACCAACCTGCCGCTGCCCGTCAGTGACGTTCTCTACGTCCACGTTGTAGATGGCCGATGCCATTTCTTTATACACGTCTCCCCCCTTTCGGAACGTCTCAACAAGATCGTGCTGCCCCGCTACCCACGCCAACACGCGGGCTTCAATCGCTGAATAGTCGGCGAACATTAGTCGGTGGCCGTCCTCGGCTATCAACATAGAGCGCAGCAAGTCAGACGCCAGAACCGTTCCGGCCCCATGCTCCGACACATCCTCGCCCGCTTTGAGTTTGGCGATGATCTCATCCAACTCGTCTTGTTTCTTTTGCGGACGTGGGAAGTTCTGCGGCTGCACCAGCTTGCCCGACCACCGGCCGGTTGCCGCGCCATGATAAACGAGAAGGCCGCGCATCCGTCCGTCCCCGTTAACCGCGTGAAGCATCGCGTCGTACTTGGCTGTGCTGGACTTGGCTCCGTTCTGCCGAAGCGTAAGAACTTCGCGGATCACCGGGTGCAGTTTGTCGGAGGTCAACAGCCGAGCAACGGTCTGCTTGTCAACGGACTTGGTGGCAATCCCATGGCTGTTAAGCCAAGCAACTAAGTCCATCCCATTTGTTGCGGCCTTGACTTGACCTTTGGTAAGGCGTTGAATTTCTGCGTCAATTTCTACGCTGGCATTTCCGGCCAGTGCTTTGACGCGGTGCACCAAGTCAACGTCGAGGGCCACGCCACGGTCGTTGATGCGTTGGTCAAGCTGATAAAGACGACGCTCACTGTCAGGCATTTCGTTCAGTACTTCAGCGACGGACAGTTCCGTTCGCACGTCCTGTCGGCAATAAGCGACAAGCGCCTCGACTTTATCCTTCGTGTTCCACCATGTGTAGCTGCCGTCGGCGTTCACCTTACGTGGCCGTGCCATCCGGAGCATAAGGGCCGCGCCGGTCTTATCCTTCTGTTCTTCAACGCCAAGGACGGCAGCCGCTTGACCAAGTGCGCGGGGCAAGCCCATCGCGCTGGCCTGCGCCATCGTGCAGCGCCATTGCTTTATGCGTGTGGCTGGCCACTGATAGCGGCTAACCATGATCTCGTTCCAGATTGTGCGTTCGAAGTTGGCGTTCCATGCCGATAGCAATCCGCCCGCCATGATCCAATCTTCGAGATAGGTATCGCGTTCATCGCCCGGCTGCCATACCAGCACGTCGTCAGACCACGGGGCCTTGTAGGCCATGCACCAGATGTCGGTCGATGGATCGGCGGCGTACTTATAGACGCCCGTCTTGCGAAGATCGACGGCGCTGCGCGTCTCGAAGTCGATTGATACGGTCATGCTCTTCCCTCTTTTTCGTCGGTGTCACGTTTGCTTTCCTCATAGCTGGCACAAGTCGCATAGTGTCGTCAACAAAAAAAAGTTCTTGCGTTCGATATTCAAACTGTGCCACCCAAGAAGGGCAACGAACAAATGAGGGAGATTATGTCGAAGAGTTTTACCCCGTGGCGACCCGAAGAGGACGCTATTCTCACAGAACTTTATCATAAAAATCTGACGTACCCGCAGATTGCGGAGGTGATTGGCCGTTCTGCCGACGCCGTTGATACTCGGCGTAGAAAGATTGGGCTGAAGCGAGAGTTCGTTTCGCACAAATCGCCACCGCCAGATGATTTAAGGGAGATGGCAAGGACCATGAACGTAACGCAACTCGTTAAACATTACGGCCGGATCAGGTCGGTGGTCGTTCGTTGGATGGACGAACTTAAACTTACGGAGGTCATTGTCAGTTCAAGCGGAAGGAAGAAAACCATTCCTGATAACTTCCGCACGATGGCCCCGACCATGACCTGCGCCGCACTCATGCGTCTATACGGCAGCGACCGTAGGACGGTTAAGGGTTGGCTTAGAGAAACAGGTATCGCCTCTATACCAAAGGCGGAATGGTACGCGAAAACAGATACGTTTGTTCCGGATGAAGTTAAGGGAGATGAACCAGTTGCTCGGCGTGAGTTCTCCGGCCACACGAAATTGATTGCGGCTGAAGCAGCTAACTTTCTGCGCCGCACGCACCCGTCAGTCCATCGTGCAGATATAAAGATGTACGAGCAGTCGGCCCACACATGGGGCGACGTTAAGAATGTACCCTTTCGGGGCATCAATCAGTATTTTGTTTCGGGCAAAGGCATCATGTGGATCGACGATCTCATCGCCTACGCTGAAGCAAAAGGGTTCAAAATCAAGGAGTTAATATAATGACACGACCTACAAAAACTACAGAACAAACACCACCCACCGTCAACGAGAAAGAAGCGATCATTGCTTGGCTTCGCTCAGGTAAGATGAACATGTTTGAGCGCAACACCCGCTGGCTGGCGGATCGGATTGCAGAAGGGGATCATCTGAAATGATACGCCGCATCATCAACCGTTTTATAGATTATATGTTCAAAGACATGAAGGATTGGGATCAATGAAACAGGTACAAGCAGCACAACTGGCCGAGTGGCTGGACAATAACACTCGTGGCTACACCAGCCGGGACGGCAACAGAATAAAAATCGAAGGTGAGATTGATGCCTACGAACTTCTGCTATATGTCCAGTCGCTCACGGCGGGCAGAAGCACGAAGCAAATCCATGCAGACAATCAGGCTGCTTACACTGGCCGGTCGGTAAACGCTGCGGTTGAAGGTGGCGACTTTATGGGGGTCTAGTAATGGACAAGATAAGATGGAAGGACGAAGAACAAACGGTTGAGTTTGTTCCAGTATTCGTAATCGGATTTGAAGAAGACTTTGAGCGCGGCGTAGTAATGACAACCGCCGCCCACGCATTGTTGGTCGAAGCCGAGCCGGAGTTTGCGCTCTACGCGATAGACGCAGCGATGGACATACTGCTCCAGAGACGAGACCAAATTGAAAAGAGGGAGTTGCACTAATGAAATTTAAGACACTGTATGAGATTGGGTTTACCGATCTCGTGTCGGTAATTCCGCCAAACGCGGAACTATCTGCCATGTCCAAAATCCAAGCGGATCAGGCAGGCAAAGCACCCGGTCGGCAGAATGCGCAAGGCACATGGGGCGGATACGCTTGGCAGGACTATGTGCCGACGCCGAATGACGTTGAGCGGTGGGACCGCAGCCATGCTAATATCGGCTTGAAGGCAAGCAAATATCCTGCGGTTGACATTGATGTTGTTAACGAGGGACTGGCTAGGGTCATTGGTGATATGGCGGTGAAGGCATTGGGCAAAGCCCCTATGCGTATCGGTCGTTTCCCCAAGCGGTTGTTCATGTACCGCACCGATGAAAAGATCGGCCGGATGCAGGTGCGGTTCCGCGATGACCGGGGCGTCGAGCAGCTTGTAGAGTTTCTGGGTGACGGGCAGCAGTACGTCATCGCCGGTATCCACCCTATCACTAAGGAGCCATACAGTCTTGATGTGGACCTGACGCAACGTGGCCCTGCTGTGTTGAAGAAGGTAACGCGGGAAAAGATTGAGCGGTTCTTTGCGGACCTGACGGAGACGTTGGAGATGATGGGCTGCCAGATTATCCACGCGGATAAGACAGCGCAGAAGGCAGTCGAGCGGCAGTCGGTCGATCAGGTGTCGCTCACCGCGCCAAGCATTACGCATGTGGCTGCTGCGGTAGCGGCCATCCCGAACAAGACCGAGCATTTCCCTGACCGCGATGACTATATCCGCATGGGCTATGCCATCAAGGCGGCGTGTGGCCCAGACCATGAGCCGGACGCGTTCGAGATATTCGCATCGTGGGCCGAACGTTGGGAAGACGGGGTTAACTCGCTCGATACTATCGAAGCGGACTTCGGTCGTATGCACCCGCCCTATGAGTTAGGTTGGGACTGGCTGGCCGGTAAGGCTGCGACCTTTGGCTACAAACGTGAGGTCGATGAGTTCGATGTGACGGACTTTGACGATGACGACTTCGGCATGGTGGCGTCTGCGGGCGAAACACCGATTGAGTACAGCGACATTGCATTGGCGCAGCGCGTTGCTCGGCTACACGTTTCGGATATCCGATACGTTGTGGGCGGCATGGGCTGGGTCGCGTGGGATGGCAACAAGTGGGCCAAGGACGTGGCGAACAAGCACCTGTCCATCGTCCGCAAGGTCTGCGCGAACGCGTCGGCCGAGGCGTTGCAGCACATTGACAGCCCGCAAAAGGGTGAGCGGATCGCGCAGCGTGTGGCGTCATACAATGTGATTGCAAACGTGGCGAAGCTGGCAGCGGTCGAGCCGTCAATGCAGGCCACGACGGAGCAGCTAGACGCGGACATCTATATCCTCAACACCCGGTCGGGGATGGTGGACCTTAAGACAGGGGCGTTGCTGGCGCATGACCGTTCTCGCATGTGCACAAAATGCACGTCGGTTGAGGCGGACTTCAGTAAGCCAGCCCCGCAATGGCAGGCGTTTCTGAATGAGGCGTGCAACGGTGATAGTGAGATGATCTCTTACCTTCAAAGGTTGGCTGGCTATAGTTCCACAGGTTCCACTAAGGAGCATGTCCTTGCCTTCGCCCACGGGTCCGGCGGCAATGGCAAAGGGACGTTCCTCGGAGCGATAGGCAATATCCTTGGCGATTATGCCACCGTGGCCAGTGCGGACGTATTCTTGGCGTCGAACAATCAGCGTCACCCTACAGAGTTGGCGTCGTTGATGGGTGCGAGGCTCGTTCACGCGCAGGAAATCGACCCGTCACGCAAGTGGGACGAAGCCAAGGTGAAGTCGCTTACTGGCGGGGACAAGATCAGTGCGCGCTTCATGCGGCAGGATTTGTTTGAGTTCGAGCCGCAGTTTACGTTGGTCATTGCAGGCAACACGAAGCCGGAGATAACTAACGTGGATGACGCCATGCGTCGGCGTATGCACCTCATACCTTTTGATACCAAGCCGGTCCGCAAGGACATGGACCTGCCCGATAAGCTGAAGGAAGAATACCCGGCCATCTTGGCGTGGATTATTGAGGGTGCGAAGGCATGGATGGCCGAAGGGTTGAACCCACCACAGGCCGTAATCCAAGCTACCGATGAGTATCTCGCAGGAGAGGACGCATTGGCCCGCTGGATCACGGAGCGTTGCGTGGCTGGCGTTGACAATGAGATGACTACCAACGAGGCGTTCAATGACTTCCGCGACTGGTGCAAGGATAACAACGAAGCCAAGGGCAAGGAATGGTCGCAGCGTAAGTTCAACGGAGAGATGAAGACGCATGGCTTTGAACCCACAAGGGACCGGGCGACACGAACGAAGCGTGTGTTCCGTGGTCTTGAACTTCTCATAGGCGATGAAGATTATATGGTCATCAACGCCATGATAGATGAAGGGTCGGAGGATTTCTTCGGCGTTCAGATTAACTTCAAAGCAGGTGAGGAGGACATGTAATGTATGGGAATGATTTTATGAGATACAAAGAGATTAGGGATGCGCTCAATGAGGTTAGGGATGCGCTCATTGAGGAAGAAGTCGATGTGGTTAATAGTCCACCGCACTATAAGACCGGAGGCATCGAGGCCATCGAAGGGATCGAAGCGTCGATGGGTCCGGAGGCATATGCTGGCTACCTCAAGGGCAACATCATGAAATATATGTGGCGCTATGAGAGGAAGGGGAAGCCGATTGAGGACTTGAAAAAGGCCCAATGGTATCTCGGTCGGCTCATCGCTGCGCAGGAAAAAGTGAGCAGCCAAGATTGAAACGCACACCTAAATGTTGGCGTAGTGAAATTGAGGGGGCATAGCGCCCCCTCTTTTTTATATAGAACCCGGCGCGTTGTAGCCCGTTGCACTTTTGAACGCGGAACGCGCCTCGGCTTCTGTCTCAAACCGGCCGAGAAATACACGCTCTTTGTCGATGATAGCGTTAGCTTCAAACTTCGTCACGCCCATCTTAGCGAAAACGACACGACCCACGCCATGTGCAACACGGCGGTTAGTGACGGGCTTGATTGGCTTGCGGCTCACAGGATCGCGCTCACGTAAAGGGGCAGCAACAGTTAAATTGCTCCAGCGGTTGTCCAGTTTGTTGCCATTTACATGGCGGACAGGGTGCTGTGGCCATTCGCCTGTCATGAGGTTCCAGATAATCCGGTGGGCTACAGTTTTGCAACCAAACAACAGGACCGATATGCCAGCCTTGGTTGCCGTGCCTGCTGGGCGTCCGGCGGGAAGTGACCCTCTTGGCTGGCGGTAGGTCAGTGCGCCGGTGTCGGGGTTGTAGTCGAAGGTCTCTGATAGGGTATTTTGCATAGTCATGTTAAAGCCTTTCGGGCCGGGTTTATAGAAATCCGTGCACGGTTTGGCGTGAGCGGAAACCCGCAGAAAACAGCCATCCGTGCATGGTTGGGCCGGAAGTGCATAGGTTTCGACCCTTTGTCCCTATACAGTAGGGTAGTTATATACATAGTTTATATTATATATGTAAGTCAATACCCAAAATGTATAGAGCGGATTTAGAAAAACCATGCACTTCTGGCCCAACCATGCACGGATGGCAGAAAACAGCCATTTTTATAGAGGCCAAACCGTGCACGGATTTCTATAAACCCGGCCCGAAAGGGGCAAACCATGCACGGATGGGAGTTTTCCGTTAATCGTCGTCAAACACACCCGGCAAGTCGTCTGCATCAAGGTTATGTGAGCCGACTTGCTTTGGGGGCGTGATGTCTATGGTGATGTCTTGCTCAATGGCTTCATGAGGGTTCGACCCGTCATGGTTTGACGACGCCAAGTTTAGCTGGCGCAGTGCATCAAGGTGGAGTTGGTTCACGTTGACTTGGACTGCTGCGGTCGGCTTGGCTTGGAACTTATCCGGAGCAGCAACACCGGCCAGCCATTTGCGCGTTTCGATCTTGAGCCTGTCAGCGTTGGCCGATGTGCTGTCGGAGGCGTCGGCAATGTCGAGGCACTCGTCCGCCCATTGATCGGCCGCGATTGTCCGGGCCTGCCGGAACCGCTCCTCTCGGTCTGGGTCTTTGCGTATCCAATGATAGAGCGAGAGGTTGCTAATGTTCAGTTCACGAGCAAGGCCAGCCATCGTCAGGCCGGATGCAATCTTCTCCAGCAAAACAGTCTCGCCAACCTTATCCAAGTTCGATGCAATCGTGCGTCGTTTAATATGTCCGGCCATCGTCTAATTCCTTTTCATGCTGTGTAACAAGCCGTGTTAGATATACCGCCAAGACTAACGCCGTGGCAAATGCAGTGCAGGCGAAGGCGATTTGCCAGCCACCGCCCAACAGATAGAAGGGCAGAGCCACAATCCCCGCCACAAACGCTCCGGGGGCAAGCATAAGCGCGAATACATAGGGCATTCCCACCAGCCACCAGATAATAGAACGCCATGTCATAGCCTATATGCCTCTATAAGCCCGTATAAAGCCCATAGAGAGGCATATAGGGTGATTGCTAGGTAACTATCCCGATTGTAGCTAGGCACGCTCCAGACCCCTTAGAAACGTCTCTAAGAGGATAGAGACTGGAGCAGGCACAGACCGACCGCCTTGCTCATAGTATCGTATCGACCTTTCGGACAGTCCAATCTTGCGGGCGAGATGGCCTTGCGTCATGTTCAGCTTCTCGCGTGTTGCTTTAAATTCTTCACTTGTCATTTCGTGTCCTTATTCAATGCGTGAACGATTGTGCTATGGTCGCGGTTCATGATGCGCCCGATTTCGGTTGTGCTGTAGCCTTTGTTTCTAAGCATAAAAACGCAAAGGTTGCGCACAAAAACTAAATGCCTGTGGCGTTTTGGGCCGAGGATGTCCGCGACTGTGTAGCCGTATCCCTCGGCCAGATGCTCTATATCTTTAAGGTTCTTTTCCCGTGGCGTCATTTCGTGGCCTTTAATTCGCGGACAATCTCGACCGCCCTTGCTGATGTAATGCTTTTCCACTCGCACCAAGCGCCACAGCCACACTCGCGTTCTTCCAGCGCAAAGCAGTCGCACAGCTTGGCATCGGCCTCTAACGCCACAGCGCAAGCCTCAACGCCAGCTTCATATCCTGCTTGCCATTCGGCTGCGGGGTCTTCGGCCATGCGTTCTTCCGTATACTGTTCGATTGCGTCAAGCACAGCCTTGTTGCGGCGTTGCCGTTCTTTGTCGTCCGACATTGGGGTTGTTAAGTTAATTATCATCCCGCCATGTCCTTTTCTGCATCTTCGATCAATTCAA